TGGCCTGCAAGGACGTAGCGAACGTGAACGACCCGTCCTGGCCGCGCTGCCCGTCGTAGTTGACCTGCTTGCCGACGATGTTCGCCGCCGGGCTCCCCAACGTCGTACCGCGGCAGTACATCGCGGTCACGTCCGCCGTCGGGAGCGCCGACAGCACGGGGTGGGACAGCGTCGGGTTGAACCACGCGGTGGCCTCCAGACGGCCGTCACGCGCGCCGCCGATCCGTTCCATCGCCGACTTGTCGATACCCGTCGTCGTGAGCGGCGATGGGCCGCCGCCGACGTTGCCGATCGCGGTGAAGTCGCCGCTCAGGTCATTACCGGCGATGAACAGCGCATCCCCGAGCCCCGAGGTCTTTGCCACGGCTTACTCCCTTCCTGACGCGTCGGCGTCAACGGGTTCGGTGACCCACAGCGGGCCGCTACTCGGGTCGATGGCGAGGCTGCCGAACATGCGGCGTGTGCCGTCCGGGTCGGTCCATTCCTGGTGGAAGCGGACGGGTACCGGCATGGCATGGCCGGACACGGAGGGCTTGATGTGGTGGGTCTGCTTGCCGCCGTCGACCAGGGCGAGGAGCCGTTCGCTGGGGTTGTCGATGAGGATGGTGAAGCCCCGGGCACCCAGGACGCGGTGCAGCGATGTCTTGTCTTTGCGTGGCACCACGTGCACTTGCGCTGGCGTGTTGATGCCGAGACGGTCAAAGTCGCCGCTGTAGTCGTCCCCGTTGATCTCAAGCTGCATGTCCGTCATCTAGGCCGCCTCCGTCCATACGTCGTTGAGCACGAGTGGGATGGTGAGCGTGGCCACCCGGTACGTCGTCGAGTCGAGGCGCGTGTAGCCGAACCGCGCCCGCAGCAGCGCGCCGTACATGCCCAGCAGGTCCACTTCCGCGACGGTCCCGCCGAGCTCGAAGTCACCCGCGTACGCATTCATCAGCCCGTTCACGGCGTCCGTCACGGTGGTGTCGACATCGCCCTGCGGCTCCGTGTCCGCAGGCATGAACACCCGCCCGTTCAGCTCCAGCCGCACCGACACCGAGTTGAGACCGGACCGGGCCGGGATCGGTGCGACGTCGGTGACCCACAGGGCGTAGATCAGGCCGCTACCGGGAGCCGATACCGGCTCATGATCTAGCACCTGCACGAACACACCGAGGGCCTGAGCGTGGGACATGGCCGCGCTGCGGTAGGCGAGGAGATCGAGGGCCACGGCAATCACATCCTGCCCGTGTACCGGCGCAGGAGCCGCTCACCTATACCGACCTTGCGCGCGTTCAGCTTGTCCCGGGTGACGATCCAGTGGTCGTAGCCGCGGAATTTCGTCGCGGGGAAGTTTCGGGACCCGATCCCGGCGAGCCACAGCCCGTACACGACGCGGCTATCACTGATCTTGTGGCCTTCGATGACCTGGCAGCGGGACTCGTAGTAGCCGGTCGGGTTGCGGAACACGCGGTGCATTTCGCCGCGGAGGATGTTGAGGCCCTCTTCGGCGAGGTCGCGTTCCAGCCTGTTGACGTAGGCGTTCGCGGCGGCGCGGGCCCGTCCGTCGAAGAGGGGGCCGCGGCTGCTGCTGGAGACGTCGAGGAGCATGGTCACACGCTCCGAACTCGGGCCTTGCGGCCATGGCTGGTTTTGACGCGGGCCCGCAGATCCGCGAGGCCCTTGCCGCTGGTCTCGCGCTCGTTGTCCCCAGACCCGGCGGTCCGGGCGTACCCGGAGCGGCCCTGCAACAGATCGGTGAGGGCCTCTGCGATGCACAGCTGTCGGACGCTGCCGGGCGGGTCGCAGCGGGCGACGCTCGCCCCGTTGCTGTGAACGGCGGCCGTCGTACCGAGCGCACCGCGGACCACGGTGAGGATCCGGGGCGCGTAGATCGCCGAGTCGGTGTGCGCGGCGAGGACAGTGCCGTCCCAGGCGCGGGTCACCGTGAGGAGGTTGCCCGCGATGTCGACGATGAGCATCCGCTCGGAGTCGCGGAGGATGGTCTCGCCGACCGCGTAAGCGGCGCCGTTCGCTGCGCCGATGGATACGTCATTGCTGGTCGCGGTCATCGAGTCGCCGAAGCCCTGCCCGGTGTCCAGCTGCGCGCGGCCGGTGACGATCATCCGCTCGTTGTCGATCCGCAGCAGCGAGCCGATACCGAGCGCCGCAGACGCGGGCCCGTCAACCGTGATGGTCGTCGCGCCCGCGGACGCGACCTGCGCAGCCAACGTGCCGGCCGCTGTCTCGTCGTTGCGGTAGCCGAACAGCCCGGTGACGGTGATGTCCTGCTGGTAGGTGCGTCCCCCGCTGAACGACGCGTTGGAGCCGAGGTTGACTTCGATGCGCGTGTACGGGGGCTCGGACTTGTCGTCGGCGCGCCGCAGGAGAAAGTCCCCGGGGGCGATCGAGACGCCTCCGGAGGTGAGGGAGGTGACGGAGATCAACTCGTTTGCGTCGAGGCGCAGGATCCACGGGGTGGCCCCGGTGCGGGGCGGCCAGTCGAACTTGCGGGTGTCCTGCACCGGGTAGAACACGCGGTGCGTCAGGCCCTCAACAGCCTCGGTCGCATCGGCCAGCGCGCGGTCAATCCGCGCGTTGGAGCGTGCGGTTTCCTTCACGTCCAGCTCGGCTTTGATCTCCTCGCGGGTCGCGTACCAGGGTGCCGTCATCTCTCGTCACCTCCTCTCGATGTGCGTAGTCGGGACCGGGTCAGGACTTGTCAGCGGCCGTCTCGGGGCCACTGGTATCCGTCGCTTCGGCAGTGGAGGATCCCGCTGCCTTCCGGGCCTGCTTCGAGCGGTTCGCCGTCCCGTGGGCACGCGATGGGCGGGGCTGCTCGTTCGGCTCGGGCGAGCTCTGCTCCTTCTCGGAGGATGTCGAGGAGCTGGTACCAGCTGATACGTCCTCACCACCCTCGGTCTCGTCGGCGGCCGCGTTGGACGGCCCGCCGTGAACGGTGATCTTCGCCATGTCGTCGTCCTCCTCGGGGGGTTGAGTCGCTTCGTTGACGCGAACGGTCGACCCGCACTGCGGGCATCTCGGCGCGCCCACCGAGTACGCGGTGGTGCATTCCGCGCACTCCCACAGGGCCATGTCAGGCCCCCGTGGCGGGCAGGTTCGCCGGGGCACGCTGCGCGAGCAGGTCGCGGGTCAGCGCGTTCACGGTGCCCGCGCCCGTGCTGGTGAGCTTCACGTACTTGTAGGTGTCGGACAGCGACGTGCCCTCGACCTCGATCACGGCCGCGTTCTGCGTGGCCGCGGCCGCCGTGGTCACCGTCGCGCCGGCCGCCTGCGTCCGCCGGGTCCACGCGTCCGACCCGTTGCCGGTGCAGGTGTGGTACTCGGTGATGATGGCGAGGTTCTGCGCGCCGGTGCCCGCGCTGTCCTTGGCTTCCTGGAGCGTGTAGACGTCGCCGACCGCGCCCGCGAGGTAGCAGCTGAAAGTGACGCCTGCCGCGGCCCCCTTGAGGGCGATCCACACGCCGTCTGCGGCGGGGGTGGTGTTGATGAGCCTGCCGAGTGCCTTCTGTGACATCGGGTGTTCCTTCCGTCTGGGGGCCGCGCCGGGGCGACACTGCCGGGTCGGGTGGAGGCTGGCCGCGGGGTGTGAATGCCGCGGCCAGCCGTGGGGTTATGCGGCCAGTTCGACGAAGGGCGACAGCGTGGCCGTGCTGCCGTTGGCGGGGGTGATCGCGGACTGGATCCACGGGCGGCCGTCGACGCGCTGGATGATGCGGAACGTCGTCTTGTCGTTGCCGAACTGGTAGTCCGTGCTGGAGTCGGCGGTCATGACCTGGCGGTCGCCCACCAGGTAGTACGAGAGGTCGACGAATGCCAGGTCACCGCGGGAGCCGAGGACGCCACCCTTCTCGGTGATGATCAGCGGGCGGCCGAAGATGGACATCGGCATCCCGGCGGCCGCGTTGACGACGAACACGCTGTTGCCGCCGGTGCCGACGCTGAGGGACAGCTGAAGCAGCTGCGGCAGCGCGTCCGGGGAGCACATCCACACCGCGTTGCCGAGCGACGAGGGCAGCATGCGGGCGTACATGGCGACGACGTCCGGGTACTGAATCTTGCTGCCGGTGGCGCGGGTCACGGTGACCGCGGCCGGGTTGCCAGCGCCGCGGAACCCGAGGGGCTCGCCCGTACCCGACCCCGTCTGGAACTTGTTGTCCTCCTCGAACGCGAGCGCGGTCGGCCACAGCGTCTCGATCAGCGCGGAGAAGCTGACGATGGAGTCCTGGAGCAGCTCGTTCGGGACGGCGCTGAGGCCGGTGAGCTTCTTCGCGTCGAGCTCGACGCGGCCGAACTTGGGGTTCGAGTCCTGGAGCGCTGCGCCTTCCTCGCCCCAGTAGGCGACCATCCCGCCGAACACGCTGCCCGCGTTCGTGGTGGTGTCGATCATCGGGAACGGAACCCGAGCCGACTCCATCGGAACCACCGTGGCGAGCGGGCGGACCGCGGCCTTCTCCAGCGCGAGCTGAAGCAGCTGAGAGCGGAGCGTCTCAGGGACGAGGAACCCGCCGTCCGCCGGCGACACCGAGGACGCGGCGTTGCGGAGCGCACCGAGCTTCTCGGCGTCCGCCCGCGGGTTCTTGTGCCAGATGTTCTGCACGTACTCGATGGCGTTCGCGAAGTGCTTGTCCACCGCCGCGCCCGGGGCCGCCGCGTT